AAGCGGACTTTCTTGCCCTGCTTGTCGGTGATGAAGTAGAGATTGTTCAACCGCCAACGCTTATCCCGGAGCAGCTTCATGTGCTCGGGCTTCATGTCAGGCGTCCTTCGATAGTTCGTCCATCATCTTCGAGAGTTCGTCGGCTTCGTCCGTCTTCTCCTTCTCGTCCAGGCTGTATGCCTGACGCTCCAGAACCTGCAGGTTCTTCATTGCAGAGGAAAGCTGGAACAGTGTTTTGGAATTGCTGGGCAGCGAGACGGCGGCGAGCATTGAGGCGCGGCGCATACCGTTGTTGTCTTCCGAGGTCTCGGCCTCGATGTCCTCTTCGATCTCTTCGCGGCGCTGAATGGTCGACAGCAGATCATCCATCAGCAGGTTCGCAAGATTCGTCGCCTTGCGAATGTCTCGCCGGTGACTGCGAACCACCCGGGCGCCTTCCTCGGCGGCCTCTTCGATGATCTCGGCGTCCAGTTCGCAGTTCGCGCCTTGGTCGTTGCGAACCTCTCCGCGAACCAGCTTGCTGCGAACCTCTTTGCGCACCTGGTCAGAAAGGTCTCTCGCCCATCCTTGAACCTTGGCTTTCTTCCGAACTGCCGTGTCGCTCACGCCTTGGCGTTCTGCGATAGTCCTGATGGAAAGCGAACCTGCCCGGTAGGCTCGTTCGATCGCCTCCCAGTCGGGTTGCTTGGTTGTCATGGGGAATCCTTAATCTTCGATGTCCAGCAGCACATCAATCAGCTTCTGCTCACCCAGGCGCATTGCACCCAGGCATTGCAGGTCGTCGCACTTGGGGCCAAGGCCGAACACAGTCACTTGGCCTTTCGGGCCGATGATGGTCAGTGCGCCCACGGTGCATTCCGGATGGACGCCTGCATCAAGGTCGTCCGCGATCTTGCGCAAGGTCTTGGCAGCGTCGCGCCATCCCTCGCGCTTGAAGTCGATCAGCTTGGCGGTCACAGGGTCACCTTCTGTAGCCACTCTTCGATGATGCGCTGCGCTACCGGCTCGGTGAGGATGCTGGAAGGCTTCTTACCGTCGATCACCGACTGGATAAGCGCGCGCGGGATGACATGGGCGCCGTCACTGGCTACCACCATCAGGTGCGGGCGCTGGTCGGCGATGTCGTGGATTTGTGCAGTCATGTCTTCACCATTTCGTGCGTCTGGGCGTGAGCCTGTCCATGGAGGATTGCCACCACCAGGCCTTGGGGCAAGCCGGCAGCTTTGGCTGCATCGATTGCCTCGGCGATGGCAGTGTCCAAATCCGTCACAGCCTTGTTGATGTCCGCGCTCAGCGGCAGCGCACGATAAAGGCGAGTTACGTTGCTCATGTGCCCTCCACGGGAACAACAGTGATCTCACCCCACACAGGATGGAAGTCGACTGTCTCGCCGTCGGACGCTTTCAGAGGCTGGTCGGCGACAACAGCAACGCCGGCCTTGGTTTCGCACCAGATAACATGGGTGACAGGCTCTCCGTCGATGAACACATGTCGCTGCCCACGGCCGTCATCCCAGCTGTGGACATGTTCGCCTGATTTGTCTGCCATATCTTTCTCCGTGTCGCGACATAATTTGCACTCTCGCGAAACGTGTCGCGACCTACTTGCTCTGACTGCGCTTGATCTGCGCGTCCACTTGATCTGCACAGGTGTCGAGCAAATTGATGGCTTGGTTCTTCAGCTCCCACAGCTGACCGTTGTCGGCGAGGTCTTCATCCGCTACCCGCTCACATGGCACCAGCTCAGGGGGTTCGACTCTTACCGCCGCTGTCTTTGTTACCACTGGCGGCTTTCCCGCGCAGGCCGTCAGGCAGAGGCTGAGCAGCCCAATCACGAACAGGCTTGCTGTTGCGTTTGAGTTCTTCAAAGTTCTTCTCCGCCTTTCTGGCTTTGGCCTGGCTGGCCTGTAAGCGCTTATTCAGGTCTTTCTGGTAATCGGCGTTGCGCTGGGCTTCGGCGCGCAGTGTAGTGATCGTGGCCTGGCTTTCGAGGTTGGCGTCAACGGCCTTCTGCCTCTCGCCGGCTTCGAACTTCACGTCGGCACGCAGGGCGATAACCCGGTACTGCTGAATCCCGACGAGCAGGATCGCTACCAGGGCAATGATGGCGGCAGCAGCGAAGGCCTTCATGCGGCATCCGCCTTGCGACCGAGGAAGCGGGTCACCAGCTCGCGAATGGCTGTCACGCCGAGGAAGCCGATCGTGCCACCGGCAGCGACCGACAAACTGGAAGGCCAGGCCATCCACTCGATAATGCTGGACGCGACCAAGCTCAGCGATCCACAGATCAGCGCCTCGAATACAATCCGGCGCTTACTGGTTTCCTTCGCGTCGTACATGACTCGAAGCAACGATACGGTGATGGACATGATCACGCCCTGCCAGAGCGGATTGCTCAACGCCAGCCAGATCTTGGCCCATGTGTCTGGCTTGTCAGGCATGTTTGGCATCCGGGTTGCCTCCCCCTTGGGGAGATTGATAAATCCGGCGTCCGCTGCAATCCCAGCTCGGGGCAATGGGTGTGGGGAGCCGAAAACGAAAAAGCTCCAGCGATTGCTGAAGCTTGGAATTTGGTAAGGAAAGGGCCGCGTTAACGGCCCAACCTTTTAGGTCAACAGATCGTAGGTCACGCAGGCGCGACTCGGGCTGTTATTTGCAGTGATCCACAGACCGTAGCCAGCCGGAATCTGCAGCTGATAGGGAAGCTGCTGAATACCGCTCCCGAGAGTTACGAGCACAGGCTTCCCGACATAGTCGGACGAGCTTTTGGGGGCCACAGTGCCCGTAATAAGGCCAGCCCAATTAGCGCCATTCAGCGAGCAGGTTCGAATTACGGCGCCCGCCACGTTGTCAGCAGGTTTGATAATCGCGTCAACGCCATACACGTCCGCAGCGTAGGACTTGGTTCCAACAGTTACTACTTCCATTTTGTACACCTTTTAAGTCGAATGATTGTTCGCGGAGGATTCCGCTTTCATGTCGCTCAAAGGCGATCGCTCGAGGCTCGCGGCCTTCTCATGATTCAAAGTCCCGCATCGGGAGCATTTGATCTGGAGCTCGGTAAACTCACCCACGCGGGCGAGAAGTCTGTTGCACTTTCCACATCTGCAATCTTTAAGCATCTGCAAAGCCTTGTCGTTTTCTGCTAGGCTCCGCCCCGCTCGCGCGAGCAGTGAGGGCCTTGGCTGGCTTGCAGGCTGGTTCTGCGATCTGGCGTCTCCCTTGGGTGTTACAGCACCCTTAGGAGTCGCCCTCTCTTTTCCCCGCGCATAAAAAAGCCCCGAACGTGTCGGGGCTTTTTGCATTCTTGCGGGCATAAAAAACCCGGCGCGATGGCCGGGCTTCGGTGTTTTAAGAGCAACTTGCCGAAGGCAAAACTCTAACAGTGGAGAAATCATGCCATGAGCCGCACGGGAACGCAATAGGCCCTCAAGCGGCCTCGCGCATTTCGTAAATCACCGCGGCAACCGGGCTCAAAGCGCGGCGATCCAAATCTTCGCAGCACTCGAAAATCAGCTGGATTACACCGCCCCAATCCCGCTCCCAGTTGCACGATTCCAGCCGCACCTCGTATACCTGCCACATCCACGCCCGAAACTTCTCGGCGTTGGCCAGCGGGTCCTCGTTGGACGATTGACCGCCTTGGTGCATGTACCGGTACCGGCGCATGATCCCCTTCACCACGTATTCCAGCTTCTCCCGCTTCGCCGCCGTCATGCGCGGCGATCGAGTTTGCGCCAGCAGGAAAACAACCTCTTCCGCCGCCTCGCGGATATCGTCGCTCTGCTCGGCTGCGTACATGAAGTCACCGAACACGCGGATCTGAGGGTGCAGGCGCTCGATCGCTGATTGGATGTGCCCAGCAAGTGCGCCGTGCACAGCATGATTTGCCGTTGGCCCACGTTCAGTGTTCTGCACCACCACGCCGAGCTGGACGACGTCGGAGGTCTGGCCGGGGGCCGGGTTGTATTTGCAGTCATGCCAAGCCTGGCGCGCTGAGTTGATTTTCATGCTGCCTGCCCCTTCTTCAGTTCTCGGGTCTTGGCCCGGTATTCGGCCTTGATGGTTTTGATTTCTTCGACGGTGTACTTGCGGGGCTCATGAGGCCCTTCTAGCCAAGCAACGGTTTCGGCGCCGATGCGCTGCACCAACCGGATGCGGTACTCGACCGCGTTACCTGACAGGTTGCGGTTGCACTTCACGCACTGGCGGTGGATGTTCAGCGGCTCGAATCGCAGCTCAGGACAGGCGCCGACGGATCGGTAGTGGCCGGCGTCCCAGCGGCTGCCAGTCATCAGGTCGTTGTCGTTCGGCATCGAGTCGCAGCTGATGCACGGCAGGTGCGCATCCCGGGTGCGAACGTATTCGTTCACCGCCGCCTGGGCTTCGCGCAAGTGATCCGCCCTGCTCTTCAGCTTCTCCTTGCGGACTTTGATCTCATGGCGCTCGCATTGACCGATGGCTTTACGGGCTTTCTCGCTGTTCGCCGGCGCATGGGCCAGCGCGCATTTCGGGCTGCACACCACCTGCGTGGTGTTGAACATCGGCGCGAACTTCTCGCCGCAGGCTTTGCAGGTTTTCTGCTTCACATCCTTGAGGGCAGTGCGCATCAATACCGCCCTCCCCACTTGTCCTGCTCGGTCCAGCGCACGTCATGCTCGGCGCCGAAGGCATGCATCAGCTCGAACAGATCGCTGAACCACTTCTGGGATTGCTTGCGGGTCGATACGGCCATCACAACGAAGCCACCGTCCAGGCCTGGTTCCGCGCGCTGCTTCTCCAGCGAGGCACTGAAAAGGCACTTCCAGTCTTCACTGGTGAGTTTCTTGCCATGCCAGATGACCTGCTCGGATACGTCCTTGAGCATTGCCCACATCTTGCGGTTGCAGACGTCCGGGCGCTTCTCGTCCTTGATGACCACGATCTTGGGTTTGGTGAAGTCGGTTGCGTGCAGGACGCCCATCAGGCGGCTGATATCGCGTTGGCTGCGGATTGCGAACTCGTTCATGGCTCCTCCCGCTCGATCATGGATCGCAGGTCGCGATCGAGGTCATGCACGGGCACCCAGTCGTGGCCGATGTTCATTTGCACCGCCACAAAGTCATTGCTCGGCTGATCGCACTTCTTGCGCAGCCAGGTGTAGAGAGCGTGCGTTTCGGTCATGGCCGCCTTGTCCTCGTCCAAGTGATCGCAACGAAAGCGCAGCGCCTCGTTCTCAGCCAGCAGCTCAAGAGCCACCTCCTCCACGGTCTTCTCCCCGAGGAATTCCTGCAGCGCCTCGGTGTTGCGCTTCCAGTCTGCGCAGTCGGCACGGAATGACGCAGCTTCGGCCCACAGCAGCTTCTGGAGTTTTTCTTTGTCGATGGTCATGCCCGTTGCTCCGTGGCCTTCTTTCCGAACTTGGCCAGCAGCTGCGCCCGTGCAGCGGCGCCAGTGGTTGGGACGCCCTGAGTGGCCAGCAGCCGAGCCTGGCGCTGGCTGGCGAACTCCTCGGCCAGTTCCAGCTCGCTCTTTTGGCCGTCGTGGCCAATGCCGGTGGCGATCTTGCCGTCCAGTGGCTGGTTGGCCTGAGCGCGGCGCAGGATCACCTCGTAGTTGCGGTCGAATCTGGCGCGCAGGCCCTTGTCTTCCTGCTTTGCTGCGCGCAGGTCGAATAGGCCGGTAGCCTCTGCTGCGAGCTTCACCGCTGCATGGCTGTAGGCACCCATCAGCGCTTCGAGCCAGGCATCGGCCGGCGCAGGCATGCCGAAGTCTTCAGGGCTCGGAACGCACATGGCGATGAACTCACCAACGCTCGGCGCGAAAGGCTTCTTGAGCTTGCGGCACTTCTGGATACCGAACTCGATCTGCTCCAACGTGCGAATGCCTTCGTCGGCAAACTCCTTGATCCACTCGGCCTTGGCTGCGTCCAAGGCTTCAGTGGACGGCCACGCTTGGCGCCACGCCGGGAAAATTCCGCGCAAGCGGCGGAACAGATCGTTCACAACGTCGACCGTCTGAGTCGTCACGTGGAGTGGCTGGGTCTGCGTAACCGGCGGCAGGTTGCCCATGGTCGCCATCAGTTGGTTGGCTGGCTTCATGGGCTCACCAAAAGCCCTTCGGCCCAGGCATTGCTTTCGAAGTCAGGCTCGACAGGCTGTCGACGCGGCGGGAACTGGCGGACATTGCTGGCCGTTGCGTTGTCTCGCTTCACCCACTTGACCAGCAGGCTCACCCAAGAGGCTTGAGTCTCGACGCGGCCAGAGGCCGAGTAGTGGCAGACGAAGGCAGCGGTCGCCTCATTTGTGAACTTGGCGACTGGAATCGCCATGCGCAGCGCGTAGGACTTGAGCAGCTTCTGGTCTGGCACCCAGTCGAGGGTCATTTCAGTCGGAAACTTTGGGTCGACTGAATTTTCCTCACCCGCGTGTAGTGAGTTGTGTTGATCTTCTCCTATTCCCTTCCCTTCCCTTCCGGGGTCTACCGGTCGACGATCAGTCGACGACTCCTCGGCGAATTGTTGGCGAATGCTCCCCGACTGGTCGTCGAATTCAGACGGCGGGCCGGGGTATTTGAAGTTCTTCTTCTCGATCTTCTGGTGCTTCCAGCCACGGACATGGAAGTAGTTTTTCCCGGTCACCCAGTAGCTCTGGATCAGCTCGGCGCCTTCCAGCTCGCCCAGCAGATTGCTCACCTCTTCGGTGGTGATGTCGTCACCTGGAAACACCAAGGCCTTGATGGTTCGCGGTGCCAGCGGATGGTTGCCGCCGTCATCGCAGAAATTCCACAGACCAATGAACAGCAGCCGAGCCATCGGGCGGCAGGACATGACCTGCTCGCTCGACCAGAACTCGGGCTTGACGGTACGGATGCGAGCCATCACGCGGCCCCCTTGAGTGCTTTGTCATGAGTGAACAGCCCGTCCCAGGTCTTCTTCATTGGCAGCTCGCCGGCCAGGTACAGGTCGTACAGGCGCACGGCGCCCTTCTTGAGCAGAACTGGCGTGAAGGAAACGAACGGCTCTTTGCCGTGTGGGGTGACTTCGTGCTGATGCTCGGTCATGTACTTGTCGCGGGCGTAGGACGCCACGCGGAAGCGCAGGCCGGATTTGCTCTCGTTGTAGAGCCAGTTGCGGCCTTCGAGGAACTTGCCCACCTGCATGACGTTGACCCCATTGAGGCCCTTGCAGAATTGGGTGTGCGTCATCCCTTCCTTGAACAGGTTCTCCATGGAGTGGATTTTGGTAGCCTGGGCTTCGACCTGGATCGACAGCTGCAGACGCTGCTGCTCAGCCTCGAACGCGATCTGGATGAGATCCATGCGGGAGAGTTCGCGTGGCTGAGACAGAGCATTGATCTTGGAGACGACCGAGCGGCGAACTGCTTTCGATTCCCGCATCGAGATCAGAAGGCACTGATCCTTGGTCAGCATCAACGCCTCAGAGGCTGGGCCGCGCTGATTCCTTACTACGAAAGTTTCGTAGTATTCGCCGTCCAGCTCGTCGCGGCACCGCGCGGTGAAATCATTGCGACGAACTTCGCTTTCGCCAAATTCCTTTCGGGCCGCGTTGACCAGGTCGAGCAAGTCGAAGCTGCTCATTTTTTCACGCGACACGTTTTCACCGTTGCCAAATTGTGTCGCGACACTGGCCGGGGTATTGATCGTTTGGATTGATTGGTGCATGATTTGCTCCACAGCGTGTTTTAAGAGAGCCGGGTCACTACCCCGGCTTTTTTTCGTCCCGAATTTGGCAGAGGCCCTCTGGATTACCCCGAAGAGTCCCTGCCAGAGGCCCTCATTGGGGTCACCAGTTGAAGGACTGGCGCCTTCTTCCTTCCCACCTCGGAAAGCGCCCCACTCGCGATGGCGGTTTCCGTCATTTCGTTGATCGCACGGCTGAAGCTCCAGCCGTTTACGCGCATCAGTTCCTCCACTCGCTGTCGAGTACGCGGAGGCAGCCTTTCAAGCTCTACGGTCATTTGGCCCTCCAAAGGGGCTTCAGCCCGCGATATCTTCTTGTTTGTCCTGCATGAGTTCCTCGATCACGCCATTGGCCACTGCCCACTCGATGATTTCGTAGAGGTAGGTGGCGTGCTGCATACGGGTTTTGGTCGCGGCCTTACGCAGAATCCGATCAAGCACTGGTTCGAATCGAACCTTCACCGGGATGGCGCGCTTTTGATTGGGGTCCATGTACATGCTTCGATGCTCCTGGCTATTGAAGAGAAAACTGGTGGTTTGGGTGTCGGCAGATCTACGCAGCTTGGGATTTCTGCTCAGCTTTCAGCGCACCCATGGTGAGTCGCTCGATCTGGTACTGGCGCAGCTCAGGCACGTCGTCCCACTGGCGGACTGCCTCGTAGGTAACGCGCAGTGCTTTTGCCAGCGCCGAGACGGAGCCGAAATGCTTGATTGCTTGTGATTTGGTCATGCCGACCTCCTTTTGCTTATCCATATTCAAGCATGCTTGTGTTTGCAAGGCAAGCATGCTTGACAAGCTCTCTTGTAGATTGCTCGCATGAAAATTACTGATCGAATTACAAAGCTCGTCCTTGCGCGAAAGCCCGAGGTAGGCGCGCGCGGGTTCAAGCGCGACATAGCGACCACTTGCGGGGTCAGCTATGAGGCTGTGCGCCAGTGGTTTGCTGGCGACACCGGAAACATTAAGAACGACAACTTGAGCGCCATCGCCGAAGGCTATGACACAACGGTTGATTGGCTGCTATCAGGCAAAGGAGAGCCCCCTCGCCGATCAATCGCCGGCAAGGCTTCAGAGCCGACCAAGTCGGCGGCGGATCTCGTTCAGCAGATGCTGGCGAAGCACGGGAAAAATCTTTCGGAAGACGCCCGGCAGAGGATCGCCGAAGCGGTTGAGGAAACAGCGACTGAGGTGAAGTCAGGCAACGTTATCCCGGCTGACTTCTCTGGCCTGCGCGCTCGTCCAGATGAAGTGCTGATTCCCCAGTACGACATCCGGGCGGCGATGGGTCACGGCCAGGTGCCGCCGGACTACAACGAAACGATCCGTAATCTGATCGTGCGCGAGGATGTCCTTCGTGAGAAGGGTGTTACCTACACGGCGCGCAACGCCCTGGCTGTTATCACCGGCTGGGGTCAGAGCATGGAAGGCACGATCAACGACAAGGATCCAGTGATCGTGGACCGTGGCGTCAATGAGTTTGTTGGTGACGGCATATACGTCATCACTTGGCATGGGCTGCTTTACATCAAGCGGCTACAGATGTGCGACGAAGACCATTTCTGGCTTATCTCAGATAACGAGAAGCACAAAGACCAGCAGGCCCGGATTGAAGACGTGGCCGTTCATGCGAAGGTTCTGCTGATCTGGAACGCCAAGAAGGCGTGATGGCTTGGAGCCACCGTGATATTCTCTGCGCTTCTATTGGGAGGGAAACCATGCTCACACAGATCCAGCGGCTGCTCGTAATCGTCATGTTGGCCTTCATGGCAGGATGTGCTTCAGGCCCTACGCCGCAAGACATTGCCCGCGCCGACTACGGAACCCCTGTAGGACAACAGCAGGCCGAAGAACGCATCAAGCAGTATTTCAATGGAACCCTGAAGGACCCCTACTCCGCCCAGTATCAGTTCTCGCAAGTCGAGAAGGGATACGTTGTCGGAAGTGCTTTCGAAGGCAAAGGTCTCTACGCCGGATATCTGATATCAGTCAACGTCAACGCCAAGAACAGCTACGGCGGTTACACCGGGAACAAGGGCTATCAATTCCTGTTCCAGAATGGCGTTCTGGTAAAGGGGCTATCGCGCAGCCCAAACGGCATGCTGATGCCGTTGTTTTAGCTTGAACCAATCAAAAGCCCGCTACTGAGCGGGCTTTTTTGTGCCCATCAGAACGGCGGTGGTGGCTCCGCCAGCTCCACGTCATCCGCCTCAACTGCGCGATCCTCATCACTGGCCGCCTCCCACTCCAGAGTAATCGACTCATCTTCGTCGTTGATAGTCATGTCGATACCGTCAGTGTCAGACAGGATCGTCAGTAGCTCATCCCACTCCCTCTGCCCGTCCGTATCCAGGCGATGGATTGTCACTGAGCGGTCGAGCTGCGCTATCGGGTGATTAATCATCGATGAGACGCGCAGACTCAGGCGTTCCATCCCCGACATCGGCTTCTGTCCAGCTTCCGGTTTCTTCCCCTGCTTCGCCATCAAAACACCCTCCCTTCAAATACTGTTCATCCATACAGTACGAAAAATAAACACAAGCGTGCTTGCATTCAAATCACAAGCATGCTTTTATTAATGCAAGCCGACTTGCATTAGAAACACAAGCAGAGTTGGTCAGGGCCTCAACAGACCCGCCGCTCTTTCACAATTTGGAATCTTCGCGGATCGATCCCCGGAAACGGGCATAGCGCGAAACACAAACTTCGATCCCCATGCAGGCTCTGGAACCTGCCGGACTCCCCATATGGGAGGACGCCAAACCATGCAAGCCAGCCGGCGAATAACACCGAACACGAAATGTGTGACGCCGGCCAGGTGGGGAAACCGAGGCGCCGAGCATGGGGCGGATAGCAACACGGAATTTTTCACTGATGCACCTGGTGACGGGTGCATTGGGAAAACAACCATGAGTTCAGCACGCAGTAGAGATTGAAGTGGCCGGTCACTGCTCGGAATGCAATCCGCACTACACGATTGAGGACACGTTCAAGATCGCCGACCTAGTGGATCAGCAGGTTGCGGAGAACCTTGAGCGCTCAATGTAACAACCAGCGCCACGACAGCCTGTCGTCAACTGCCCGATCCTCTCTATGAGAGCGCATCGGGGTGTGATCTGAGGCCAAGCCTCGGGCAGCGGATGTGCCAACCGGTTGCCTATAGGGCCACCCCTTCCGCCGAATGCCGGTTGAGCCCCGGCCAGATCACACCCCGATGCGGACACCCGATAGCTCAAAGGTTGCAGCTGTATTGATATTCGAATGGGAAAAAGACGGTATCGACCACCAGAGAAAACGGCGCGTCGATCAGCAAAAAGGGAATCAGCTTTCCTTTGGAGGTACCCACCAACCACCAGTCGAATCGCACGCCAATGTAGGGGCACCGGTGCTTGTCATAGTCCATGCGCATGGCGGTTGCCATACACCCACTCAGGCTGGCAATCAGCACCAGTAAAATCGCTTTTCGAACCACGTAACGTCCTTATTACTTCTTTGAGCGGAGCTGGATAGACGCTGGCGCGCAGAGTTAGTCACCCTCCCCCGACACCACCCGAATGCACTCCCTCCGCGCCCAACGGCAACCAGCGGAGCGGATGAGTGCATTGCGAGTTTTGTTGGATCAACCACATGGAGCAAATCATGGCCGAGCAACGAGCGCCGTACCCACGGTCGGCGGACAACGCTGATCAGATGAACCTGCCCGAGGGCAAGACCTGCGGCGACTGCGTGCACTCCCGTCGCTGCACGCTGATGTTCGGCCATATCCCGGCTGATGAGTCTTGCGACTGGAGCCCTTCGCGCTTCCGTGAAGCCGTCCCCGCCACCGCCTAACCCAAACACTGGAGGTCGCCATGAGCGAATGGCAAGACATTGCGACGGCGCCGCTGGATGGCACAGAGCTTCTTCTGGCGTCCATCGGGCAGACATTCGACGGCGTTCCGGTTCCTCCTCGTGTGACCCTTGGGCATTACACGGTTGGCGACGAGCTGCTCCGGGACGCTGGCGACTGTGGCGGGGCCTGCCGCTGCCCGGAGTACGAAGAAATCGAACCATTCTGGATGTCGTGGGATGGCGGGTTCACTGATGAGAATCCACCGACGCACTGGCAGCCGCTTCCCGCCCCGCCCACCGAATAGAGCCACTCTGGAGGCAACCATGAACGCAGCACTGAAGATTTGTCAGGCCATGCACGACGCGCAGTTGCCTCCGATGGTGAGCGAGAGCGCGCAGGAAGTGGCTCGGGCTGAATGGCTGTACAACGCTGCTGAGCAGTTGGTGCGGTTCGGCTGCGACGTCTCGTTCCAGCGCCGCATGCGTCCGGCTCAGGGCATCACGCTGGCCCAGTTCGCCCTGGCAGTTGATGAGCATGCAAACGGACGGCTTGCAGACTGCGACGTCACCACGGCTTCGCTGGGCTACCTGCTGATTGCCGCCGAACGAGGTCACGCTGACAAGGTCGCCGCCGCCGAACTGCTCGGCCCCAGCGTCCACCCACTGGGCAAGCTCGGCGAAATCGCAGAGGACCTACTTCGACCCCTTGTCGATGACGCGCTGATCGCCCAGGCCGAGGACAACGAGCTATGAGCAATCAGGTAGCACTGGCCCGGCTGGGCCTTGAGATCGCGAAGATGCGCAAGTCCTGCACTCCGGTGCCGGATCGCACCTTCGTCATGGGCATGATTGAAATGGCGGAGTTCGCCGAGATCATCGACACCCGCACCGCCAATCGTTATCGGGATGCGCTGGACGCCAAGTTCGTCGAGCGCAACACGCATCTGAAAGGAGTTTCGGCATGACAACACCTTTGGTGAAATCGCTGGTCGATGAGCAGCTCGACGACATCGAGCGCCGCATCGCGATCCTTGGCTTCGGCCTGCCCTTCAATGAGGTGATCGGCCGCAAGCGCGAGGATCTGGTCGACAGCCTCCCGCAGCGCCTGTCGGTGACCATGAAAGGCGGACGCATCGCAGTGAGGGCTCGGCCATGAATCTCTTGTACTGGATTCTCGTTGTGATCTTGATTGCCGGTGCCGGCGCCTACGGCATCGTGAAAGACGGCTCGGGCACTTGCCAGGTGCCGCGCTCCACCACCTACCAAGTGTTCCGATGACCAGCCTTCAGCGTGCACGCCGCATCCTGATTCGGCGCGGCTCGTTTCGAGTCCTCTCGATTTACACCTTCCTGATGCTGCTCAGCGCCCTCGCCGATCGCATCACCTCCTGACTTTCAACTTCAAGCGCTGCGCACGTCGCGGCAAGGATTCCCCGTGTCCGCACAACAGCAAGTCATCAAGATCGACGACATCAGCGAAGAAAACGCACCGGCCATCTATGTTGCTGGCGGCCTTGGCCAGTTCTTCGACGCGGTAGCCGCTGAGGTCGCCGCCGAGGTTCCAGACCTGACCACTCGTAAGGGCCGCGAGCGTATCGCCTCTCTGGCAGCAAAGGTCAGCAAGTCGAAGACAGCCGTGGAAAAGCCGGGCCGCGATTACCTCAAACGCCTGAAGGAAATGCCAAAGGTCGTCGAAGCTGAGCTGCGCGAATTCGTGAACAAGATGGACGCGCTGCGTGACGCAACTCGCCAGCCGCTGACGGACTGGGAGCAGGCCGAGATTGCCCGGACTGACGCTCACGTCGACGCGATCCAACAGATCAAGGACCTGGCCGCCTTCGAAGCGGCGCCGACGTCCGGCCACCTCGCCAATATCATCGCCGACCTTGAACTGCTCGAAATCGGCGATAGCTGGGAAGAGTTCTTAGCCGAAGCCGCCCAGGTGAAAGATCAGACGCTGATCAAGCTGCGCGCCCTGCACGCCGAGCGAGCGCGGTATGAAGCTGAGCAGGCCGAATTGATCCGGTTGCGCGCCGAGGCCGAAGCACAGGCTCAGCGCGATCGGGATGCACAGATCGCCCGCGAAGCTGAAGAGCGCACCCGCCGCGAAGCTGAGCAGCGTGCACAGGCCGAACGAGAAGCCGCCGCCCGCCGCGAGCAAGAGTTGCTTGATCAGGCTGCCGCAGCGCAGCGTGCCGCCGAGCAAGCTGCCCGCGAAGCAGAGGCACAGGCCGAGCGTCAGCGCCTCCAGCTTGAGATGCAGGCGGAGCAGGCTCGACTGGCAGCGGAGCAGGCAGAAGCAAACCGCATCGCCGCAGAGCAACGCGCAGAGCAGGAGCGCCAAGCTGCGGCGAAACGTGCCGAACAAGCCGCTGAGCAAGCGCGTGCCGACGAGCGCCTCCGCGCCGATGCAGCGGCTGCCGAAATCGTCCGCCAGCAGCAGGCGCGCGAGGCCGATCTGGAACACAAAAAGCAGATCAACCGTGCCGCTCTGGAAGCCTTCATTGAAGGCGGCATGACCGAGGAATGCGCCAAGCAGGCAATCACCTTGATCGCCCAGCGCAAGATCCCCGCCATTTCAATCAGCTACTGAGGTCGCTATGTCTACCGAAATCATCATGCCGGAGCAGCGCCGGCAAGCCGTCGTGCCGATCTCGACGGACAACAGCATCATGGCGGTCATCAGTCGCGCCGCCGCCGATCCAACCTGCGATATCGAAAAGATGGAGCGCCTGCTTGCCATGCATGAGCGCATGCAGGCCAAGACCGCCGAGCAGGAATTCAACGCGGCCATGGCCGAGATGCAGTGCAACATCCCGACTGTGTTCGAGGGTGCGGTGAACCTGCACACCGGCAACTCCTACGCCACGCTTGATCACATCACTCACACGTTGAAGCCGATCATGCAAGAGCACGGCTTCGCCATCACCTTCAAGGTTGAAACCGAAGACAAAGTGATCAAGGTCACCGGGATCCTCATGCACCGAGGCGGTCACCGCGAGCAAACAACCATGACTTTGCCGGTCGATATCGGCAAAGGCCGTAACGAAGTGCAGGCGGTCGGCTCCTCCACCACGTATGGCAAGCGCTACGTCATGTGCGCCCTGCTCAACATCACCACCGGGGAAGCCCGTGACGATGACGGGCAGTCGGCCGATGGTTCGGATACAGATGACATGCGCGCCCAGGTTGTCGCAGACATCCTCGAGCGTGTCGGGCAAACCACTACACCGGACGAACTGAAAGACGTCTGGCAGGCAAGCCTGAAAGTTCTGCAAGCATCAGGTGACACAAACGGTTATTCCACAGTGAAGACCGCCGTCACCGTTCACAAAGCCAAGCTGGAGGCGCCTCAATGATCGTCCTCAACTGCACTCAGGGCTCCGCTGAATGGCTGCAAGGCCGCGCCGGAGTCATCACCGCCAGCATGTTCAGCACCGCCCGATCCAAGGTGAACGGTCTCACCGCCCAGCAGCGGAAGTATGTCGACGCGATCCTGGGCGGGCATAGCGAAAGCAAGGCCCGCGACCTGGCCGGCTACAAGGCGGGGCCGAAAGCAGAGGTTGTGCAGCGCGCTCTGGATGGCGAGAAGGTCGGCGAGCCTTCAAACGCCGCACTCACCTACGCCTTCGAACTGGCCGTAGAGCGGATCGGCGGTGCGCCGCTGGATGGTGGCTTCGAAACGTGGCAGATGCGACGTGGACACGAACTCGAACCCGAAGCCCGCATGGAACACGAGATCCAGACGGGCCTGATCGTGACTCAGGTCGGGCTGGTGAAAACTGACGACGGCGTGTTCGGCGCCAGTGCAGACGGGTTCATCGGCGACGATGGCGGCTCGGAGTACAAATGTTTCCTTTCGCCTGACAAGCTTCGCGCGTTCCACATCGACAACGATGCCAGCGAGGTTATCGACCAGGTACAGGGCTGCATGTGGATCACCGGTCGCAAGTGGTGGCATATCGGAATGTACTGCCCTCTCCTGAAACCAGTTGGTCGCCAGCTCTGGCTGCAGGAATTCAAGCGCGACGACGACTACATCGAACAACTCGAAGAAGACCTTTGGCAGTTCAAGCTGCTGGTGGACGGCTACGAGGCGAAGCTACGGAGTAAAGCAGCATGATCAGCAACCACCTCAACGCGGTTCGAGCTAAACAAGCAGAGTCAGCTCGAATCGAGGAAGCGATGGCTGACTTCTGGACGCGGCCCGGCGCCAGCTTCGTAGAGCTGCCAACCGCCCGCATGAAGCCAAAGCCTCCCCGCTCGGAGAAAATAGACGCTGAAACGGTCCTCAAGCGGCGGCCGAAGCCGATATCGGCCGCCGAACGCAAGGCGCTGCGCAAAATGGCGGACTCGGTATGAAATCGAAACGCAAACCCAACAACGGTTTCGCCCGGGCTGAACGCAGTTGCCGGGCCTTACTGCGCACCAACCACGTTGCGGTGGTGAACATCGATCCCAGCGGCAGCCAGATCATGGCGAACTGGAAGAGCTGCAAGCAGATCCGCAGTCTGGCGATCGCCAACGCAATCTTCGATTTCTCCTACCGCTGGACGATCTACATCGCCGCCATGTGTCGAGACGAGCGCGGCGCCGAGTACATCAAGTCGGTCGAGATTTCGCCCGAGGGCATCTACAAGGTCGAGCGCCTCACCGATGCGATCGAGCATTACTACCTGGAGGTGCGCAAGAGCGCGAACCCTGCCCATCTGGTGGCTTCAGGCTGGATCGCCATTCCCGACGAGATCTCGATGGATGAAGCCCAAGCCGCGAAGCTGTTCTACGCCGCCGGCGCCTGGCATCAGGTGAAGGTCGCAGCGTGAGACGTTTTCGCACCCAACAACGCAAACGACAGACCTGGCTGGACTTGCCGGCCAGCGGAATTGAAGAGGTAGGCCATGGCCGAAGTTCAGGAGCTCCCGACGGAAGAGCCGCAACCGACAGCGGAAGCCATCAAGCAGCGCAGGAAGCGCGAGAAGGCAGCAGCAAAGGACGCTGCATTGGGCGTCGAGAAGTTTACGGTTGAAGTGGCCGGCGTGTTCAAGCCAGACCTCAAGCGGGTCATGGCAGCGCACGGCATCAACAACCAGCAGGAGGTTTACCAGCTGCTGCTGATGAACCTGATCGCCGCCGACTTCGATACCCAAGCCCAAATGCTCAAGTGTGTCACGACACCTTTTGTCGTTACTGAAAAGGTGTCGCGACTAATTGAGGAGGCCGGCATGAAGTCGCTGGTCGACGATCCACCAGAGCCTGACGACCAAGTGCATAAACCAAAATAACGCACTCGAAATCAATCAACAAAACCTATGTCTTTCCTGAACTGTTTTCTCAGCAGCTCGGATTTAACAGGGTCTGGCTCTACAAATTTCCAGACATCATTCATATTCCGGTTGAGCCGAATCATTGGCAGACTGACTTTTTTGCCCTGTGAATTCGTCGTCCCCATTAGTGTTTCGATCAGCAGGAGAAGCTCACCTGAGATGATGTACGTGTTTTCCACTGAGGTAGCGGAAATTTTTCTTAGTTGGTCGCGTATTTCCTCTACCTCCTCTCTGGCGACACGAGTCGCCAATGCGTCTCGCTTGATTGAGGCTTTCCAAAAGGTAATCTCAGATACGCTGTCAGGCCCAATAATGAGAACTAGGGCCACTGCCAGCCAGAGCGTTGCAACGGCCACAAAAACCGCAACGTCGATTCCGCCTGCAAATAGCGCAATTGGAAGCCCGACAACCAAAGGCCACAGCATCGCGAAGCCAGTTCTCCGCAAAACCCCATCAATTTCCTGACTCATAGCTTGCTCACCTGTTCCGGCTCCATGCCGGGCCGAACACAAATACCCCACTTATCAGGGTTGCGCTACTTAGAACGGCAGGATGGGCGGAAATGGTCGAGCACTCGGCTTGCGTCACTGATCAACCAGCCGCTGCGATCTCATCGCCGGAGCAGGCCACCCAACCAACTCACCCTTCACAGGAGGCTGCTGGGCGCGGCTCTGAAATACAGCGGTGTGGCTATCGACAATCGGGACCAGGTCGCGGTCGTGCGTAGGTTGGAAGCGCTCACGCATCGCGGCGACATCGAATTTTTTGCCGACGTGCTCACCCAAGAAGCGCCGGCTGATTTTGTAACGTCCGCAGTTGAAGCACACAAGGTCGTCCCAATCGCCGTAGATGCCCTTGCGGTACGCTTCCCCCCAGCAGATCCAACACATACATCTCATAACTCGTCTCCTGATGCCCAGATAGATTCGGGCAAAACGGCGAGGGTTCACTGAGAAGTGTTGAACGAGCGTGTCACCTGTCGGCTGGATTACGCGCTGCTTGGCGCTTCAACGATTCGGTGCGCCGACTCCATGTAGCTGGCCAGGTCAATCACCTCCCGAAGGAATACGACCACCTCCAGCTTCACTGCGTCATCCGGCAGTCCTATCCGTTTAAGTATTGCTTTAGCGTCCTCTTCGATAGCCGCTAACGCATCCACATCGCTCTGCAACCTCATGTCGGCCTCCTGCCAGTGTGAGATTGCAGATAAATACCCCACTTCTACGAATCACGCCAGCCGGCGAGGCAATCGGCTGTCTGGAGCAATTATGAATCCCTACCTGATCACCGGCCCCGCCCAGATCGGCATCAGCGGTGGTCGCACAAGCGGGCACATGGTCTACAAAATCCTCGAAGCACACGGCGGCAGCCTACCGCCGGACGTTCACCTGTTCTTCCAGAACACCGGTAAAGAGCGCGAGGAAACGCTGGTCTTCATCGACCAGATCGCGAAGCGCTGGAACGTGAACATCGTCTGGATGGAGTGGTGCCGCGTCTACGGCCAGCCGGACGACGCTCCCTGGTACAGGTTGGTGGACTTTGAAACAGCCAGCCGCAACGGCGAGCCCTTCACCATGATGCTCGAGTATTACGCCGCATACCGCAAGGCAGAGAAAAACCTGCCGCCGGTGCTGCCGAACTTCTCGAACAACATGTGCACCGCGTACTTGAAGGTGAAGATCGGCGAGAAGCACATGCGCGCCCTGGGCTACACCGAGTGGGATTGCGTCGTCGGTATTCGCTACGACGAGCCGAAGCGGTACCACCGGATGATGGCCGCAAATGAACGCGGCGGTACGCGCTGGGACAACGTCTGCCCCTCCTACACCGCCGGAGTCACGAAGGAAGATGTAGCCGAGTTTTGGTCGGCCCAACCCTTCGACCTCGGAATGAACTCGGACTTTGGCAATTGCGACCTGTGCTGGAAGAAGAACGAAGGCAAGCTGATCAAGAGCATCATGGATGACCCGTCGCGGGTTATCTGGTGGTCAGGCACTGAAGAGCGGTTCGGCCAGGTGTTCCGGCAGGATCGTGCCGATTACAAGACGATGGGCTGGTCTGCCGAGCAACGATCCCGGCAGACCGACTTTGATTTCGAGTATTTAGCTGAAGACGTCGACTGCTTCTGTGGAGATTAACTACGCGTCGGCGATTCGAAAGGCTTTTGGCATAAGCGTCGTAATTCCGAGCATGTCCGTAACAAACATGATTTCCATCGCCATCAGTATCAAAGGCATGAGGTATGGGTAGAAAGAATACCAATAGGTGGCTGTTAAAAATCGAAGTCGCGGAATACCGGTTAAAAAATAGTCATTGCGCATATCAAGCCATGTGCGTCGGTAATCGACACGAGCGTGATTCTCCACATCTGTCGTAATGCGCGAATACTCCTTTTCGAGTCGCTCCAGCTCGGCGGGATCGTTTCCTTCAGGCGTTCCTTTCAAGCGATTCATCTCTCGAATCAATTCCTTGAGGCGGTTTCCGCATTCCGTTAAGAGCTCTGATCGGAGCTCGTACTTTGCAGTACCGATCACAACAGAGAACACCAATACAGCTACAGCCAAGAAAATTTGCATCATATTCAGTACAGATGGTGCTACTGAAAGCGTGACCTGAGAGTTCTGAATGAGCGGGATTAAGATCAGGCCGAGTGATAAGACAGTAGTGGTAAAAAACGAAAACCGTGCATAGTTCTTGAGCCTGTCAGCTGCCGCGAAACGGCATTTGACGGTGGTACGCATGCTCATGTGTAACTTCTCGAACGCGGTTGACGCAGTTTTTTCTCTCGGTCCCAACGACCAAAGCCAACTCCAGCCAGCTTTCATTATTTTCCAATCCGACACGGCGGCAAGCTCCTAACCATGGGTGCGAGCTGAGCATACGAAATCCACTAACTGAAAGCGACATGCCAGCATGCGAGGACGCCCCATGCCCACAGAAAACAAACCGGCCGAGCCGCTGAAGGTTGAGCGCTCGACAGTCACGAAGCTGGTGATCACCGGCGCGCCGCGTCTCGACGCGATTACCGTGTTCCTCGAGGACTTCGGCCGCCGCGACTGTCCTACTGAATCCGACCCGAGCTATCAGACCGCCCAGGGCAAGATCACGATTAACTGCTGGGCCAACAGCTGGACCGCCTACTGGGGTGGCATGGGCCCTCGCACGGTGGCCGAGTTCGTGGCCGACTGTGATTGGCACTACGTCCTGAACTGCCTCGACCGCGGTATCAGCAGCACGCGGTTCAGCGGGAATGCCCTTCACGCCTTCGCGAAAAAGTGCATCGTCCAGCGCCGCCGGCAACAGACCGGGCGACACGACTGGGAACTGGATGAGCTGAGCAAGGATGAGGCGCGTGAGCTCTGGCACGACATCGATGTTTTGCGAAGCGTCGAGTCGCCAAACGAATGCTGGCATCACGACAGGCTGCTCACTGAACTGTTTGGTGATGAGTGGCACTACCCGGTTGGCGACAAGGCGGTCGAGGAGAATCACGAATTCAACTACCTGCGCCGGGTGGTTGAGGCAGTACAGGCTGCGCTGCGTCAACAACCGCTGGAGCAGCTAGCAGCTTGAATCAAGGCAACTGACTGTCGACCCATCGCTCAGCAGTGGCCAGCGCCTCCGCCAGCGCGCTTTGATAGTCCTCCCACGGGCCAGAGAGATCGGCAACAGTGTTGGCAAAACCTGGTACCTCACTGGCCTCAATGACATGAGCAGCCACAGGGGCTTCGTCGTTGGGCTTGTCCCAGTCGAATTTGATGATGACTTGATACCCTCGATATTCGTGGGCGATCGGCCTATCCAGGCTGTGGGACATGTCCTCTTCCTATAGGCACCCGTTGGCAAGAAGGTGATTTTCAACGAAATAGGCCGCTTCGCCTATCGAGGCAAAAAGCCACCCCCTCACTCTACCGTCGGGTTCTCGCGATCAGGTGGACGCCCATCAAGTACCGGCATCGGGTCAACGGTCACTCCGGTTGCCGCTTTCAACCATGCGGTGTAAGCGGCGCTTTGCCGGGAGAACGCTTCATCCCAAGCGCGTCCTGAGAGTTCGCCGGCTACTACCAGCATCATCAGTTGGGTTGTCTCAGCGTCGAGCTCTACAAGCAGAGCGTGCGATTGAAATCTGAAGTCGTCATTCGAAGTCATGGTGGTTCTCGAAAACGCGGGCACGGCGTAGCAGGCTGGTTTTGAAGCGCGATTCTCCTATCTGAAGTTTGACACGCTCTTATACAAATACCAGTCTCCTGTACAAGTAATTTAGCTGCGATCACCTATCAAGTATCGCTACCCCTTCCCCCTTCAAAGTCAGCCGCTATAGCGGCAAGGACGAAGTCATGTCTGAAGAAACACTCAAGCTCCAGGTAGGCCGCACCTACCGAGCCAAGAAGCCAGCTAAGGCCGGTGACACCTGGAACCCATCGATTAACGACCGAACCATCACGTGGGTCGGTTCCTGTGAGGTTCAGTACGACGGCCCTTCGGTCGGGTTCGGCAAGCACTACCCGAAGGTGACCAAAGAGAAGTTTCTGGCTTGGGCCAGTCATGACGTAACTGATCAGCTTCCGCCGAACGAATACGCCAAATGGCCACCAGCCAAGGAGTCCGTATGAGCAACGTCAAGGAACGGCCGATCCTGTTCTCGGCGCCGATGGTGCGCGCCATTCTGGATGGACGGAAGACGGTCACGCGGCGGGCCCTGAACGCCCATTCGCTGAAGAACATTGGCTACGGTGTTCAGCTCGGCGAGTGCCACGAACTGCCTAGCGAAGGCCCGCTGCATCCGAACAGCGTCAGTTACTACAACGACTTTTGCCCGTTTGGCCAGATCGGCGACCGGCTGTACGTGCGCGAGACTTGCTTCATCAACAATTACCGCGAAGCAGCGGTTCCGGAGGGAGAGCGAGCAGATTGCGAAATTCACTACCGGGCCGACGGTGTACCGGACTTCGAGGGTGAAGAGGAACTGATTCGTTGGCGCCCGTCCATCCACATGCCTCGGTGGGCCAGTCGCATCCTGCTGGAGATCACCGACGTGCGCGTCGAGCGGTTGCAGGAAATCACGTACGAACAGGCCGCAGCCGAGGGTGTTCATCGCGGCCCGCTCCGCGAATGGTGCGCGAGCGACGAAGGCGGCGCATGCCACAAATACCCGATACCAGCATTCCGCGACCTTTGGCAATCCACCGGCGGCGACTGGGACGCCAATCCCTGGGTCTGGGTCGTTGAGTTCAAGCGGGTGACGCCATGATCGCCCTCGCCTGGTTCGCCTACGCGTACCTCTAGAAGGGGGCGCGGCGATCTGACGTTAGGAAGTAAGGGGCTCTTCAGGTGGGCGACCATCGAGAACCGGCATCGGATCAACCTGGATGCCTCTGGCCCCGGCCATCCAGGCCGAATAGGCAGCGCTTTGGCGTGCGAACGCTTCGTCCCACAGCAAGCCTGAGGTCTCGCCCGCGACTACCAGCATCATTAACTGCGTGGTGGCAGCGTCAAGCTCGACCAGAAGGACGTGTGCGCGAAATCTGAAGTCGTCTGGCGAAATCATGGCTGTGTTCTCTTGCTGTGGCTGTCCTAAAGCCGGATTCGATCAGGATTTCCCGTGGATATCCTCACGGGAAATTGTCCACGCTCAGCAATTTTGTACAAAAACGCCGTGGGAAGTTTCATTGCCACGTGCGCATCCGACAAATCACATCCCCAACCACTCAACAGCCTGCCGGTGTACGGCGGGCGAGGTATTCGCATGCCTGAATTAACGTACGACCAGAAGCTGGTGGATTACGCGAAGGCGCCGAAAGCATCGGCCGGCATCATCTGCCAGATCGAGAACGGCGACTTCGTGAAGCACTGGTGCGGCAAGCTGCGCGGCAAGTTCATCCAAGTCGGCCCCACCTGGAAGGCCGCCAACAAACAGCAAGCAATCGAAAAAGCTAGAGAGTTTCGAGAGCAGTGCCGGACAGAAGCAAAAGCGAAAGGCTTGCTGCCTGCATAACCCATCACCACCTTCTGCCGCCACGCGCGGCATGGAGCATCACAATGGCAAAAATTCTGGCCCAGATCACGGTCAAGTTGCCGCGCCTTATGGAGGCAGGCGAATACAGAAAGCTCCGCTACGTCGGCGGCAAGCCGAGTTTGCAGCAGTTGAAAAAATGGATTGAGGAAGGCGAAGTGGTAGGAGAAGTAAAAGGCGGGATGTATTTCGTGGATGTGCAGGCGGCCGTGATGGGGTCAGATGATCCCCTGCTGGCCAAGATGTTGGAGATAGGCTGATGGCTGCCCGGCCGCGCACGCTAAAAAACAGGAAGCTACCGCCAAATCTTTACCCGAACGGTAAATATTTTCGGTACCGGAACCCCATCACCGGTTTGATGACCAGCATCAACCGTCCACTTGAGGAGGCAATCAAGCTCGCACACGCCGCAAACCTCAAGGTAGCGGCGCTGGTCGTCGATGACGGCGCCCTGCTCACCCTGTTGACCGGCGACCGGTTGCCAACGGTGAGCAACCTGCTGCAGCGGTTCAATGACGAATGGCTGGTGGACAAGGGCTATGCGGCGCGGACACTGGAAGAGATCAAATTCAAGCTCGAGCGGTACCGGCAGGATCTTGGCGATCGACTGATCGGGCAGATGGACGTGCTGGCCATGGCCGAATATCTGGACCAGTTCAGCAACAACGCCTACACAAAGCATCGCGGGCTGTGGGTACAGATCTTCGCTTTCGCCGTTGCGAAAGGTTTGGCCGAGCGCAATTGCGCCGAGCTGACACTGGTCAAGAAGGAAGCCGAGAAGAAGCGCCAGCGGCACACGCTCGAAGGACTACAGACGATCATCGGCGCGGCGACCACGCCGCCTTGGCTGAAACGGGCAATCCGCCTGGCACTGGCCAGCCTTCAGCGCCGCGAGGATATCGTGACCTGGCTGAAGTCGGCGGTCGACATGGACAAGAACACCTTGACGGTGTCGCCGGGCAAGACCCAGGGCTACGACAACCCGGTCCACCTGAAAATTACGATGGGCATCGCGCTGCGTGAAGTAGTTGGCGAGTGCCTGCGATCGCCGTTGGTGTCGCCCTATCTGATCCACTACAAACCGAAGGCGCGGCGCCGTGAACAGATCGACGCGAAGGATCACTGGACGTCGGTGACGCCGGACTATCTGACCAAGGAGTTCAGCAAGGCCCGCGACGCTGCGCACGCTTATGACCATGTTCCCGCCGGTGAGCGCCCCACTTTTCACGAGATCCGCGCTTTAGGTGCGTGGCTGTACGAGCAGCAGAACTTCCCGCAGGGATACATCCAGGCGCTGCTGGGCCACGCGGACGAGAAGATGACGAAGCACTATCAGGAGGGACACGGCGACAAGACGATCGACTATGTTGAGGTGAGCGCCGAACTGGCGTTCTGAGGTGGGGGTTTTGCAAAAGTTTTGCAAAAGTTTTGCAAATCGCAGACAACAAAAAAGGGCCCACCTTTCGGTGAGCCCTTCTAGACCGCCCAGCAGAGCGGATTTTGTTTGGTAGGCGCGATTGGACTCGAACCAACGACCCCCACCATGTCAAGGTGACCCCGAAACACACGCAACCCATTGATGCATAAAGGAAACACACCGAAATTTGCAGGGTCAAAAACTGACCTTACCCGCTATAAGAATCAACAACTTAGCGCTGTATTTTCCTACAGTGCTCCACCCTTCTCCGGCGTTCTGCCGATCAAATTTCTCTCTGCTATTCTGGTTTCGTCCAAGGAGGAAACCAATGCCAAACTCTGATCTGCTCCCTTCCCTACTGTTCAAAATCAACGAAAACCAGCTCGCCCTTGAAGCCGCCATCATGGAGCTCACTTTATGGGTCGAGCAGCGCGGATCCGCCGATGTCGCCGAAAACGTCCGAAGCTCTCTCGCCGCGATCGATCGAAATGAAGAATTCATCAAAATGACGTTGGCTGTTTTGATGGCGCCGGACTGACAGTTCGTCGCCGCAGCCTCGCCTACGTTCCGCCTCTCGATTACTGTATATGCAACCAGTATCCAGCAAGGCACTCACGTGGACCCCCTCTATATAGAAGACACCGACGATTGGCTCGGCAACCCGACCCCGCTTGAAACCTGCCGACACCAGCTCAGGATGTATGAAAACGAATTCGAGGCTCTCATCCTAAAGCTCGCTCGCGCGCTGGCGAATATCGAAGGACTGGTCAGAGACAATGACGCCCTCACGGAGGAGAGAAACTCTCTCAAGGCCAAGCTTCAGCACGCCGAAGGGGCTTTGCTAAGCGAGAGGCGACGATTCGCCGACGTCGAGCACAACAGGAACCATCTGTTAAATGAAAACCAGCGCCTTTTCAGAGAAGCTCGAGATCGGGGGGAATTCGCAGGTCATTGCGAATGCTGCGCCGAAAAAGGATTGTGACGAAGCCTTCCCTTATGGGTCTACGCTGAATCAGATCCAGCCGAGGGCATGGCAATGTGCGGACGACTTTCCCAGTACAGCGGCATTCACGACTTCGTGGCGGCGCTCAGCATGCCGAACGCGCTCATCAACTCGACCGGCGAGCAACCCTTTGAGCGGTACAACGCCGCGCCAACCACTCAGCTCGCCCTCTTCCATCAGGAAGGCGAGTTTCTGCATGCAGATATGGTCCGCTGGGGATGGCGACCGCATTGGGCAAAAGACCGAGCCGCGCCAATCAATGCACGCGTCGATAAAGTCGCCCATGGCCCTTTCTTTCGCGCGATCTGGCCGCACCGGGCAATCATCGCGATCAACAACTGGTTCGAGTGGGTAGACGAAGGTGGGCCGAAGAAGCAGCCCTACCTGATCAGGCATCGCGACCAGTCCCCGATCCTCTGCGCCGCGATCGGCCAGTACCCGAACGAAGAGCACGGCCCCGGCGAGCACGACGGCTTTGTAATCATCACCGCCGACAGCGCCGGCGGCATGGTCGACATCCACGACCGCCGCCCGGTCGCTCTTCCGCCAGAGCTCGCGCGGGAATGGTTGGACCCAGCCACGCCCAAAGAGCGCGCCGAACAGATGGTGCTGCATGAGGGCGAGCCATCAGAGGCTTTCGAATGGTTCAAGGTCGATCGCGCCGTGGGCAATGTACGCAATCAACAAAGCGGATTGATCAATCCGATTGATGAAAAAGCTGAATGATTTAATGCTGAGAAAGTGTCTTCAGGTGCTCCACCAGCGCAGATTCGAAAATGATATAGAGCCTTTCAGCATCGCCAGCGCGCAGGGCGCCGGCGGTTTCCAGCCCAAGCACGAAGCCTTCTGCCCGTGCTCCCGCCTTTACCGCCGTGATCATCGAATCCGTCCGGACGATCTGCGCCAGCAGGCGATCGGCCTCTCGCTGCATTTTGTCGCCCATCACTACGCCTTCCACAACGATTCACCCTTTGTATTCACTGCGACATCCAATACATCACCGCCAGGACGACCGTAACCCAAACGAGGGTCATCAAAAACGAAAGCCCTGCAAGTCGCTTGTCCACGTAAATATCGCCATCATCAAAAAGGAATGATGGTTCAAGACCAAAGGCCCCGCAAGTGTGGCTCAGAGCCATCAATTTCAGCACGGCGCGCTCAAGCCAGCACTTTGCGCGCCTTCTCCCACAGCGCCAGCCTATCGGCCAGACCGTTCAGCCCGCCATTGATGCGCCGGGTGATGGTGTTGAATTGATCTCGATCAGCCAAATCATTCAGCCCCTTCTGTTTCCAGAACCACGCTGCCGACATCGCGGCATGCTGCGGCAGTTCGAGCAGCTCGGGATGGCTGATCAGGTCGAGCCCCAGCGCCTCGCCGCACCTAGCATAGTTCGTCCGACCAGTGATCTGGATCAGACCGCGACCGCAATACTTCCGGCCATCGCCCGGCACGGTATTGCCCAGGTCCTCACGACCTTCGTACCCGCGCTGGGAAGCGGTCGGCCCCCAGATCTCACGGACGTAGCGCAGCTGGCCCGACTCGTGACCGATCTGCGCGAGGAATGCCGCGGCGCGCTTTGCGCCCACGATCTGGTAGTGCTGCATCGCGGTGTTCAGGGCGGAAACAAAAACGCCCGCTTGGGTGCGGGCGTTCGGGAGGATCTGCAGCAACTGCTGCTGGGTGATGGGCATGGCATTCTCCAGGCAAAAAAATACCCGCTCGATGGCGGGTGGTTATTCTTCGATGGTCGCTTCCATCGGGATGGGCAGCTCTTCAGGCTTGAGCATTTCAAGCCGGACGTCGATCCAGCTGTTCAGCGGCACATCAAGCGCTGCGCCACGACCCTCGATCATTTCCCCGTCTTCCGACAGGGTCCAGCGCTGTTTGAAAAGCTTGATGACCACAGTCCCATCAGGCTCCTGTTCCGAATCGGTGATGCCCAGCGTTCGGCCGCCATCCGGCGAGCACGGATCAAGGGTTCGCCATCCTTCCAGCGCCAGGCCGAGACTGCCGGTAATTCGGTATTGACCCACCGCCAAGCGCTCAACCACGACGCCGCGGGCCTCCTCGTTCGCAGCGCCCCACTCGCCGGCCGGTTCGAAGGTCTGCTCGAGCAGATCCAGGCGCAGGGAGCCGGCCACGTTCGAAACACGCACAATCGGCGAGGCGGCGGAAAGAACCCCGCCAGAGCCTTTCGTGGTGTTGCCCGTG